TTCGGAGCCCTTCAGAACCACCATAGGTGGTTCCAGGTTGCAAGCGAAGCTTGCTGACCGAAGTGGCATAGAAAAACCTAGATCATTCATAGATGTAGTGCGCGCAGATGAGCGTAGCTCAGTGAAATCGACGAATGATGCAATGGTAAAATCTACGCTTCCTCGCGTAATATATTTGTAAGTTTCTAAGTCCATATTCTTTATACTATTTATATTTATAACAGAATTCCACGCATAAATAAGACATTCTTTATCATCTGGTAAATAGTTTGAAAAATTTATTAAATTGTTATTTCCTAAAAGTGCAGCTAGTATAGAGAACGTTGAATATTTCACCCCTTGCAAAATCGCCTTACATTTAGATAAGGCAAACATATCTAATACAGACGTATAATTATTCATATCAACCGAATAATCAAGTTGAATAATGTGACCTTTCATTGTCTCACTAATACGCTGTTCAATTTCGACTTTCCATATAGGATCTTCACTTACAACTAAAAATAAGGGGTTATCTTCTTTATCTATAATATTTTGAACTTTTTCTAGGAGAGCACTTATAATAATATCAAATTCACTAATCGAGTTCTCGTGAGGAACACAATGATTGTCATTCACCTTGTCAGTTTTACGCAGATGAATACCATAAGCATTTTTAAGTTCATTAGGTAAATGATCAGTTATTAACTTGGAGGGAGCAATTAGTTCTTTTGCACAAGATGCATAGTATGAAGAAAATTTTTCAAAACTATCTGAATAATAGGTATTTGAACATAAATATTTATAAATTTTGTACGGACTTAGCGATACTGACGGATCATAAGAATCAATGTATTTAACACATTTTGAACATACATCGATTGACATATTCATATCCATCCCAGAAAAAACAAAAAATTGTTCATCATACAGATTATTACCCCATTGAAAATCTCTAACATCACTATTTAATCTCGCATAAGGGCAATAACCGAGAACCTTACAGAGTACAAAAAAACCTATAGTATCTAATAATTTATCACCTAATCCATTTAATGGCCTAAAATATATTTTTTCCATACTTTTTTAGTATAATATGTAAATAATAATTTATGGAAAAGAAAGTTTTAGAAATCGTACCATCTAACCAAATATTCAAGGATAATATTACTATGTGGGTTCTCTTAGATACACAATTAAAAACTATCAACGAAAAAACAAAAAAAATGCGTGAAAAAAAGAGTGAACTTTCTCAACATATTTGCAAATATATTTCAGATAATAATATTAAAAATAAAATTAAAATCAAAGATGGAGAACATTTGGCAGAAATAAGAATGTATGATAAAAAGGAATATTCTGCGTTAACATTTGGATATATCGAATCCTGTTTGAAAAAAATAATTCACGACGAAGAACAAGTTGATTATGTTATTGAGTTTTTAAGGGATAATAGAGAAATTACAAGTTCTCTAGACATAAGGAAAACAATCGAAAAATAAATGCAATAATACTATAAGTAAATGTCTTTTAGTTCAAAATTAGAATATCAAAAAAATAGTGATAATGAGTTAGTCGCAGCTATATATCCTTTACGTGAAGTTATGAACCACGATACATTGATGCGAGAACGTTTAGGAGGCTCAACAGTAGATGATCACGCAAAAAGTTCTCGATTTAGTGGATTAGGTATACCTGTAGGGCTTTATTTATCTAGAAAACAAATTGATGATATACAAAATATCAAGAAAAATTCGGAAATACAAAAAGATTGCAATGTGATTGATGAAGACAAATTTAACAAATTAATCAATAGGATTGTTAAGAAGGCGAAGAAGAGAACCTCGGCAAAATCACGTGTTAAAAACAATGAAACTAAGAAAATTAGGGGAACCAAGGTTCCCTTAGAGCGCCGTAGGCGCTCCAGGTTGATCCCGAAGGGCTCGGACTAAGACTCTTCTCCTCCATTACCTGTCGATTTCAACAAGCAAAGCTTGTTTCCATCTACAGGTAATCTGGGTTTTACTACGTTACACTCCGTAAAACCCACAAAAAGGAATTTACACACTTGAAGATTTAAAATGGGATGAACAATATAAATATATTAGCATATACATACTTAGTGATGTCATTTTTATATTTACCGATGGATATTGTAAATAAAATTTTAGACTACGATGGTAGTATAAAATACCGAAATGGGAAATATATTAATCAAATTTCAAAAACAGACAAACGATATGAAATGTTACTCAATATTCCGCGTAAATTTAATGAGTATCTAGAAAATCAGTATTATAAACTGGTTATCAGTCCGAAGTTTGTAATAATTATATTTTTATGGCCAGATAAGCGCAGAATTTTCTTTCAGCAATATTGTTGCGGAAGATATATTAATCGGATGATTGAATAATCGTCCCATTTTAAATCTTCAGGGGTGTAATACTAAATAAAATTATGTTACCAAATAAGCTAACATAATTAAAGGATGGGATCATAAGGGAAACCTAGGTTTCCCTTATTTTAGTACTCAGACCATTGTGCTCTATCAAAGGAATTCATAACCAACAATCTACTCGCATTATCCTTCCAAAATTGTACTTTAGAGTCCAATAACGAATCTGCGGGGTTTTTGGGAACATTCACCTCCTTATTAGCTGCCATACGTTGTAAATCAGCATCGGTAGGTGAAGGCTTTTTTCCAAAACAATTTACACCAAATTTGATATAAGGATTAGCCATATATCCTCCATTAATACCTGGACGACCACAATTGTTCTTACTATTCGTGGATTTCTGCAATTTATCCCATGTAGTCTTTTGGGTAGGGAAAAAAGCCATTTGCCCGTCAGACCACCCATAATTACACCATTCTGCCCCTTTACTATAAGCTTCCTCTAATTGATCATAATTCGCTAATTCTGCTCCATAAGCTGAACAAATTGCTTGCGCATCATCATAAGTATATAAATTATTCGAAATATTGAATACTTCGTCTTGTTGAACAGGTTGTTGTAGAGTCAAATTGCCCGCAATATTACCACTGGTGTCACTCGTTACTAATACAGATGCATTTATTATTGGAGGTCCATGAGGTAACACATCTGGACTAGTCGCACTAGCAACTAATCCTGTTAATGATAAATTTAATGCATATTTGAAAAAATCAACAAAACAAATCACAATAAATGTCAACCAACCTAACATTTCTAAAAGAGACACTGTTATTGGTTTCATATCTGAAGACATTGGTACGCGAAACAAAAATAAAAATACATAAAACATAATCAATGAAATAACAATGGTAATGATCGAAGTAGGATTATTAATAAATGTAGAATACTTTGTGGTAATGTTGGTATAAGTTGATTCACGCTGTGCCTCTGTATTTGTAAAATAAGATGTAAATAAATAAATCAATAGACCAATTAACACAATAAAATCTATTCCGCGACTTATACGAAGTAAAAAGCTTGTTCCTTCATCTGTTTTTTTAAAAAAAAACCCTATGAAATAATAGGCTACTACATATATTGCTAAAAACCAGAGTACAAAAATATAATTTGTTTTATTGAAAACCACGCCAGTAAGGTCTGTTGCTGATGATGACACATTATTTGTGGTTTGATTTGCAGCATTACTTGTTGTTGAACCCATAATAAAAAATCGGTATATTATACCAAGTTATTTTTTTTACGGTAAAACAAACAATAAGCTGCAGGAGTGACCACACTAGTTCCGGGAGGAACTATCTCAACATTACTATCATTGTAATGTAACCACTGGTTTTCAGAATTACGTACAAATGATGTATAATGTCCACCTAATACTCCACCAATATGATTACATATTCCGTACAAATCATATTTATATGATTGTGGATTGTACCCCCGTACGTATTTTGATAAATCTAAATTATCAATAGGCATTTCAAGCATAGAATTTAACTTTTGTTGTCCATCTGGACTAAATCGTTTTAGAACAATCACCAATACTTTGGGGAAATTCCAAAAGGTAATCTGTTTTTTTACATTTTCCTTCTGTTTCGTTTCTTCATTATACCAAGCATTATCACCTTCCAAGTATTCTGGTTTACAATATAATTCAAAACATTCTTCTAATTTGTTTACTGGCATACTTTTCGAAATGTCCCACACCGGTAAATCTAATATAAAAAAGGGCTCGGGTTTCATTGAATGACATTTATCCCCTTCAACTGACACAATTTCAGAGATATAAATACCATAAAATAAATCCATTATTTCCGAATATTCTTTGGAATATGTTTCTTTTAACATTGCATAACACGTAACAGCCATCTTATCTACCTTATTTTCGGTATTACCCGAAATACGAATATTTACACCTCTTGAAATACTGTTATGCACACATTCAATAAAAAATAACAGGAATTCAGGCATATCATTTTGTACCCATCCTGTAAATATATCCTTGTTTTTAATTTTGGCAATTTCGTGTATATTATATACAAATTTATTAGGTGTAATCACACCATTACCGCTCCACATTACATTTCTCAAATCATTCCATTCCGATAAAATATTGGCATCAGGTAAATCCTTCTTTAAATTGCGTTCGTACTTGTTAGAATCTAAAAAATGGTTTAATTCGTACGTATTACTTAATACTTGCATACAAGAATTCAAAAAACACGTATTCCCTAGGTTCTCTAATCCAACTTTTCCTTTGTCTTTATATTTGGAAAGGTCCATTGATTTTAGTGTTTTATTTTTATGCCTTGTAAATATATAGACATTTATCTTTATATTAATATCATAAATGGATATTAATAATGTTACTACGTTAGAAAACGAAATACAACAATTAGCTGAAGAAATGCTTCGACCAATGCGATCCGGTCAGGTGGTTGGAAGCCTCCAACAACTAAATCAGCAGCGCTCGGAGGATTTTGGTACGCGTCCAGCGGAAAATATGCGGTCTAATTTTGGTGCCTTTCATAACAATACCCCTAATGAATATAGCGAATATATGGTTTATTTACAAACCTTACGTGATATTATGGTTATGTACAATTCTAATATGTCAGAATACAATAATAATGTTGGACTATCACTACAAGTTATGCGGACTATATTAGACGAACGTAATCGTAGCTTTTATGCGCCCGGATGGACAAATCCTGTAAATGGTCCAGATATTCGTACGGAATTACCTACCGAACCTGTTCCACCTTTACCCGTGCCGTCTAGAAATAATGATCATTTGTTTTCGTACATTTTATATCGTCCTACGATTCGCGCAGAGGAGGGCGCTGCTATGCGCAGATTCTTTCAAAATATTGTAGTAAGACCTACACCTGAACAAATTGAAAATGCTACACAATTAATATCATTTCAACAAGGAATAGAGAACATTAATACAACTTGTCCTATTACAATGGAGGATTTTCAAGAGGGAGAACAAGTTCGTCAAATAAAACATTGCCATCATATATTCAACGAACAATCCATACAAAATTGGTTTCAGACCAATGTCCGTTGTCCGGTTTGCAGGTATGATATTCGGGATTTTACTGTAGGTACTGGTGCAAGACCAGATACTACCACGGAACCATCCCCTCTAGAGCCTCTTCCTACTAGTTCCATAAATAGAGCTTATGATTTATCACAAAATTTTCCTGGTTATGAAAACTTATTGCAACAAATCGCCCAGAACTTTGCATCTGACATTAATAATATACTTTCGGAGAACATACATCTTGATCCTACAAGAAATTTACCGGATGCATCCCAAAATCTTATTTTTCAATTACAGGTTGAGACGAATCTATAGAGCAGGGAAACCTACGGACTAGCTTCGCTAATCCCTGCGACCCCTCCCTCAACAGTTATTATCTAAGTAAACTTAATTATGTTACGTAATAAAGTATCATAATTAAGGGAGGGGTCGCAGGGATTAGCGAAGCTAGTCCGTAGGTTCCCTGCTCCGTAAATTGCCTTACGCCAATAATTTGCAGATATTCCTGAAGTTAATATCAATAACACTGTAAAGAAGTGCATACTATTGTAAATTGTATAAATGCAAGGTACTAAGAAAAAGGTAGATGATATAACCAATGACCCAGTGTTATACGCAATATATTTTTCTATATCCATAACTAATATAAATATTAAACAATATTTATATCTATTATGAAAACTCTTATACTCGGTCACGGGAGAACCTATGAAAAAGGTCTATATACTAGATGTAGCCCAATTGATGTCGACGAATGGTTTAATGACCCGTACGATTGTGTTGATGAAGTGGAAGAAGTGAAACCGGATATTGTTTTTGATTTAACAAAAAAATGGAAATTTGCTCAAAATTATTCGTACGATCGTATTATTGACACTACTGGAGGTGCATTGCAACTCGGTCACTCAGGAAATAGGCCTGTAGATCCATTTTTATTAAAGCAAGTTCAACGCATTTTGAAACCTTACGGATTATTTTATCCTGATTGGCACTATAAAAATACTATCTATCAGCAAGATTGTAATGGAGAACTTGTTCTATTAGAAAATAAAATTGTACCGCAATTTTTAATACCGCCTGTTTCAGAAGAAAAGTTAGAAGAAATAAAAAACTATGTTTTTGTAAAATCAGGAACGTATATAATTCAAGATTACATTGAAAGTGATGCGATCAAAGCTGAATATGAGAAAAAAATGGAAAAATGGAACCGATACTCTTGTAATATTTGTAATACTAAATTAACAACCAAGGAAAATCACAAACAACATCTTGCTTCAGAACAACATAAACGGCAAAAATCCATTAAAATAATACAATATAGTAGTCCTCTCAATGAAGAGTTAATTGATCTTTGTTATGTCTATAAAACCAGAAATATATGCAAGATTATGAAAGAAGAAGAGAACTTTGGTATTTCAATTTAGAGCAACCTACGGAGCAGGGAAACCTACGGTTTCCCCTGCGACCCCTTCCCTTAATTATGTTAACTTAATAGGTAACATAATTTTGTTTATTTGTTTCCGAGACTAAGGGAAGGGGTCGCAGGGGAAACCGTAGGTTTCCCTGCTCCGTAGGTTTTTGTACAAAATTGATATTAATCA